CCAACGGTCACAGGAATGCCCTCCAGGCCTGACTGCAACGAAACCATCCGTTTGGCCGCCTGGTTGATCTGCTGCCTCAAGATAGCCTCACGCTGGGCCTGATCGGCGTTGTTGACACCACGCAAATTTACCTTGGTCACCCTGGCCACGCGGGTCAGGCTGTTGTATGTATCATTTACGGACCTCGCGATTTGAGCAGTAAAGTCCTCATCTTTATCATAATAAGTGATTTCTACGGCATCGCTTCGCTCGGCTTGGCGCAAGTATGTGGTTTTGTTGGTGCCCGGGGTGATGTTTTCGGGGCAGAACAGATGGCCGGCGGCCCCCGGCTTGTCGATCACTGCCGTCAATTTCGTGCCCATCATAAAAACCTGAGCACGTCCACAGTTCTCCACATTTTGCAGGGCCTCATCTAAATTATATGTCTGGTCGAACACCATGTTAATCTGGCAACGTTTTTCCCCGTCCACGGTGGCGTCGCACCAATCGGCCCATGCCTCCCAGTCGGCCTGGACGATACGTGTGGGATCGATGCCCGGGCCATAGACGGTATTGGTCAGCATGTCGAAAGCACAGTGCGCGTTGTTGGTGGGGTTAACCGTACGGGTGTAACTGCCGTAGTAGTCTGGAACCGTAATCGATGTCCGATTAGAGATTACTTTTATCGCCGGGATCGCGCCGCTTAATTTATCCTGGGCCTTAATACTCACACTGAGCAATTGCAGGTGCGGGTAAGTAAGAGACTCATGCAAAATTTCGTCTACATACATCAGATAACAAGTTGTCTGAAATAGGGTTGAATAACCGAATTCTTCCGCATTCCACCAGGTGAGGCGAGATATGCGGATTTCGTACTTCCCACGGCCTGCCGTCGGCGTGAACGTAAACTGCCGGGTAACCGGGTTACGACTGGCCTCCCACATATCAACGAAATATCGCACCCAATTCGTGGCGCCGGTTTTGCGATAGGATACCCACAATCCGACCTGCCCATTTTCAAGGCTGCCGTCTGGGTTGGCTTTATACAGTCCATAGGGGCACTTGGTGGTGACGGTAAACGCATCGATTTCGCCCTTGGTAAAAACGGCCTGCTCTCCGTCGTCAGCCAGTTGGTTGGTCGGAGGGGTGTAACTGGCAAGATCGTACAGTTGGCCGTAGCAGTAAAGTCTCAGCTCATCCAATTCACACTTACCGCTTGTATACCAGTCCAATGTTCCGGTGTAATAACATGCACGGCCAACCGTTTGTTGCCATATGCCGGCATCCGCATCAACCGGCTCAGTGGTATGATTGCCCGTTCCCAACAGCGTGCCGTCCAAAAAGATAGAGATCGTCGCCGAGGAAAATATCTCACCGATGTACGCGGTTTCTCGCGCGACGCGAATATGATGCCAGGTATCGACGGTTAGCAGAGGCGCAGCTGATACATTAAAATAAACCGTGTAAACAGCGCTTGATATATCATAATAGTATTGCTGAAAAACAATGTTTCCGGCGACATAAAAAATGCCCCATTGATAATAACCAACCCCGGCCACCACCCGCTCCTGGCCGATAATACCACTGTTCCCAAGTACATCCTGGCGAAACCGCACTTCGAAATCCCAGGCGTCTTTCGTCCAGATGTCCAGGGCCAGGGGTTCGTCGCAGTAAATATAATCGCCGCCGGTTTCCAGGTTCAGAGAGGCGGTACCAATAAACGGGTGAGTAGTGTCCAGGGCGGCGGTATTGTAGCATGTCCAGGCATTGACATGCTCGGTGTCGCCGGTTGTCCCCGGATCGTCAGCAACCCCCACGCCATCATCAACGATATCTGTACTGCCGTTGGTGCCGTTAAAATGCAGTAGAGTCTGGCTCAACGTCGCTTTCACCAACTCTTTATTTACCTTGCGCATCTGGTGCAATTTCTCAAAGTTTTCCAGTGCTGCCGCCGGGCTCGCACCGCCGTCGGTGGTTGCGATCGCATAACCAGTTTCCGGTAAAATCGTAATCGGTTGATCATCGATCCTGATGTCATCCGATTCCGGCACATTATTGGTCTGCCCCTCACCAACGCACAGCAATGTATGGCTCCACTGATCGTCTCCGTCCACCTCGATCCACTGGTTGATCACCTGGGGCCATGTGGCCTCGTTACCAACGATCACAGGTATGGCGATCCCTTCCGTAGCCGTGTTATGGCCGGCGCTCCACCCATATGTAGGTGACTCGATCTGCTCTCCGTAGCTGGATATTGCCGGGGCCAGCATGCCGTTGAGCAACATACCGCCGACGGTGACCGTGGCCAACGCGGCCGCACCACCCCAAAAAGTCGCCGCGCCAGCGGAAAAACCGGCGCCGGCCATATATCCTGTCGCAGCCGGACCGACAATATAAAAGGCTACCGCTGCCAGAGCAATCATGGCAAGTGAACCGGCAACATCATCGTGCATCCTCGGACACACATGCACCATGTCTCCGGGCAGAAGTACTGCCGACCAGTCGTCGGCAGTTTGCCCGTTTTTCACCACCACCACCTGGTCGACATCCATACCGGACAACGTCACCAGTTCGCCCACCGTGCGCCCTGGCATGAACGGAACCGGCGTGATGTGCCTAGTGCTCACATCAAACGGGTTTTCGATGGTGACGATGGTATTATTACGCGGCATAGCGGTAGAATCCTATTAGTCTGCTGGCCAACCATGGATGGTCTATCCGGATCATGTGCACGCCATTGGCGCTGGTACTCTGGATCATGTGTGTTCTATTAATCACCACGGCCACATGATGCCGATCATCCATTGAGCGAATATGCACCAAGTCGCCTGGCTGCGGCACTTCAACCGCCTCAAACAGCTCTTTTCTTTTCTCGATCTCGGCATGGGCCTGGTCGATACAGATATCGGACCAATCAGGCAGATCGATACCCAGCCGGGCGCAGGCAATGCTTGCCAATCCGGCGCACATGCCGACATCCGTGTGAGATTTTCCGATCAAATCGCTAAACATTCCACACACCTCCGGGTATTCCAGGCTGCCCGCCGAAAACGGATGTCATTCCGAGCGTGATGCAGGCTGAAAACGAGCGATCGCAACTATTGCTAGCGGCATAGCCGCATACATCGGTCTGATGCGGTTGGTATCGGCACACATTACGCCTGTAACTATTGCGCGGGAATGCGTTCAGGTAGAAATTCTCAACACCCAGCTCAAAAACCATCCACTCATCGTCGGCAGCGACCTCCATAATATCGAAATACCCTATGATGGCCGGAGCTTTGTCCGGATAATCCGCATGCACCAGCCGATAAATAGCCGCATCACCAATTAGATAGTTAGACACACCGTCAACCTCGGATTGCACCGTACCGGCCAAATTGGACACCCTGACGGTAACGCTTTTACTTTCTCCGTCATCGCCCTCGCTTTGATCACCGCCCTCGAAACGGAACCGGCTCCATGAATAACCACCCCATGAGATATTCTCATTGTTATTGGCAATGCGCATGGTCTGGCCGGATTGCATCTGGATCTCCAGCAGCTCAATAAATGCGCCGCTGGAATACAACTTGTTTTTCTCAAGAACCAATTCAGCTGGCAAACTCAACGGCATTAGGCCACCTCCCGGATGGTGGTTTCAACTCTCCAGCGACCGGGGACAGTTGTACGATATTTTTGGGGCAACTCGTTACCCACGAATTTTACGGTGAATATCGGCCCGGCGCCATAGCCCACGTCCTGGTCGGCGTCGAACCCATCGTCGGGCTCAAGACCACCATATCCGCCATATCCGGGGCTACCGTACAACTCAACAGGAAATTCCCAGTAAAACGCATCCGCGCTGCCGTAAACCGAGCGCCAGAATTCTACCAGAGCCAGCCATTCCGGAGCTGTCATAACATGCCAAACCATGCCGAACGCTTTTTGCATTTTTGTACTTCCTGGCCGGCTGGCACTGTAACCAGCATAGGAGTGCTCAATTGTGTGACAGATTTCTGTCAGATCCAGGTCGTTTGGAAGGCCGACATCGTCCCATGGCCAGCTCAGTAGCGCCATTATCTCACCCCCATACCCTGGCGCCATTTGCGCGATGTCATCTTGCGCTTGAGCACTGCGTTGGCAATGATGGTGCCAGGGTTTGGTTGCATGATACGGATGTCCGGCTCAAGATCCACGCCACTGCGATTCTCAAAATTAATCGTTACATTCGGCGCCCCGCCTTGTAGTTTATCCGGCGGTAGCACATATTCGTTTGCATGCAAGTTGTAGGATTGCCCGGTGCGCCTGCCGATGCCGGTAACATCTTCACCCAGGTAACCACCGGTGCCAAAATTCCACATCGCTCCGGATGGCTTGCCCATCGGTCCGGATGGCTTGGCGGTCGCTCCGGTGGATGGTGTTGTGCCGGCCGCCTGAGGGGTCGCCGGGCCGAACAGGCTTCCAAGCCATCCGCCACCGGAAAAATCCTGCCCAAACATACCCTGGGCCATCGTCTGGCCCATCATGTCCGACCAGCTCCTGGCGACACTTTTAAAAATGGCATCGGCATAATCGGCGAAACTGGACAACTCACCGGTGACCGCATCGTAAAACACGTTTGAAAAATTTTCCTGCATTGCCCATGCAGTGCGCTTTGACAGATCAATCATTGAGGTTGACATCTCCTCGGTTTCCTCAACCAACGACTCCGTCTGCTCACCGATACGCAAGAGCATTTCGTCGTAACCCTTCATGCCAGAATCGATGTCATAGGTGTCCTCAATCGCCATCGTCATGGCGTTCTGCAGTTCGATGTTTTTAAGAATCTGTTGATTATAGGCGTCATACACCTGGACATGGGCGTCCATGGCGCTGATAAAGGCGCGTGGACTACTGGCGGTTGCGGCTGGAACCGCTTTCGGAACGGGGCCGGTTGATGTTTCGGGCACAGCGTTAACAGCGGTTCGGTCATTGGGAACCTTGTAAAACACCTCGGGCGCCTCACCAATGATCTGGCCGGTGTTGGCGTCTCGATAGCCTGAGAGCACCTCAGTAATGCGATAGATGCTGTCACGAAAACCTTGGTAATCCTTCAATGCCCGCTGAGCCGAAAAATCGAAGCCGCTCATATTCTCGTTGAGGCCGGCCATAGCCTGGTTGGCCATTAGCAACAGTGTGGCCATCTTACCATGCGGGGTACCCCCGAAAAGAATGCGACCAACAATTCCGGTACCGGCTACGCCGACGATCCCGTCGGGCAAACCTTGGTAAATGTTCACGCTGGTTTTCATTACACCGTACAATCCGATCGCCGCTTCTTTGACGTCGTTCACATACTCAGGCACCTTCTGGGCGATCAGGTCGTCATTGTTTTTTACCCAATCGGCTATCTTTTGGTTAATGCCATCCAGTTCGGTTTTTAACAAATCGAACACACCGGCGCCCATCACCTTGCGTTCGATCTCGGTGATATAACTGACAAAAGTAGCCGTCAACCCTTTCCACGACTGCTGTGCCTTTTTCGCCGCGCCAGCGTAATCAGCGTTGAGCCCGTCCCAGATTGCTCCGACGATCTCATCAATTGACACTTTGGATTTCTGCAACTCCTCAACAGTCATCCCAAACGCCTGAGTGAGATATTTACGGGCGTTGATTCCAGCTTCGGACAGCTGATTCAATTCCTCAGCAGACAATTTCCCCAGAGTCTGCATCTGCCCCAGCGCCCGCGCCACCCTGGGCATCGCCTGCTCACCAAAAATTGATGCCGTGTCTACTAATGTTTGCATTTTGGAAATGGTTGGGTCCAGACCCATGGCCTGCATCATCGAAAAAGCGTTGACCGCTTTCAATGTGTTGACCGGCATGTCCAGCGCCCATTGGTTGATATCCTCCAGGGTTTTCTTGCCGCGGCCCTTGGTTAGCGCGTCTAGCTTCACTTCCATCGACTCAAAATTAGATGCCGTATCCAGCGCGCTTTTAGCCAACGCCCCGAACCCGTATCCACCGGCCAGCGTCACCAACCCGCCTTGTAATGAGAACACCGATTTTGTAATGGCCTGCAGCCGCCCTTGAAACGTCTTGAGCGTCTGCTGGGTCATGTCCTTGGCTGCCAGGATTATCTCAAGTTTTGAATCCATCATATGCGCTTTCCCTGGAGTTTTAGACGGAAGTTCTTCCGGATATTTGGCATCGCCTCTGATTTATGCGCTGCCCAAAAAGGCTCAATGATTGGCCGGGCGGGCGTCCGCAGGCGCTGAGTTGGTTTTCTCAAAAAAAACACGTTTCTACGGCGAGACTTGCGGCCACCAAACAACTTGTGATCGACAGCTGCGCCCTCTTCTCGTAGTACTTGCTCGATCGTTTTATTCAATCCACGAAAACAGAGTGCGTTAACAGAAGTGTCAAAGCCATCCTGATGCATCCTTGCCAATCGCCGCCAGGTAACAGACGACGCCCAGCTATCGACAAAACCGACAGCGAGTTGAAACGGATGGTAATCCACCTTGTATCCGACTGATTTACTCAGCGATGCCAAAGGCCGGTTCACGCCCAGGCGCCTGCTTTTAGTCCAGGCGCCCAGCATGATACGTCGCATCATGGACAGCCGGGCAAATCGTTTGCCACCAGGCGCGCCGGCGCGGATCTCTTTTTTCATCACACGCCGCAGCCGAAACCCTTCGACT